GGTGGGCAAGTGCCACAGGGTTGCCAACGCAACGGGCATCACTGTCGAGGAGCTGAACCCACTGCACGACTGGGCCGGCGTTCGCCGCGCTCTCGATCTCAAAGCTGCCTAGGAGCACCCCATGACCGAACGCATCGCCTCTGCCTTGATGTTGCTCATCGCGATCTATGGCGGTGCGTACTTCGCCGTCACTGACCCGGACGACTACATGTTGTGGATCTTCATCGGTCTTGCGCTCGCTTCCATCTGGACCGTGCATGCGGTCTGGACGGCTCCAGTGTTCCACGAGGAAGAGTGAGGCTAGTTCGAAAGTGCTCATGCCTCTATTTTTTGTCCGCCGCCAACCGGTTATGCAACAGGTTAGGCCTTTGGTTCTCACTATCACCTAAGCCCATGGATCAACTCGAATTCCCTCTCATGGGCCGGCTTGACGCCCCCAGTGTCGCACCTCAGCAGTGGGTGAAGGCGGCACGGAACTACCGTGAGGCTGTGCGGCTTTGCTGGCGTCTACGCCGGGTTACCTACATGACCCGTCAGCAGCTTGCCGCAGAGGCCGAGCTGTACCCCCAGCACGTCACTGACTACCTGCACGAGGACGACAAGCCTTCGCGCCGGGATCTTCCAGCCGACGCAATCGCTCGCTTCGAAGCGGTTGTCGGCAACACCCTGATTTCTCAATGGCTCGCGGCCCAGTCCAAGTTGACCGTGCTTGAAGAGCTGACCGCTACGAGGGCATTTGCGTGAAGCACGTCTCTGTTTTCCTCTGGCAGGGACTACATCCCTCCATCAAGGTTCGCCTCTCTACCGTCCCGCAGAAGTTCTTTCCTGGCCTCCAGGAGCCCACGAACCATGCCGGCTCTATCACCATCATTCCGCGCAAGCAGTCTCAGGAAGACGCTGACAAGCGTGATGCTCTCAAGCGGGGTGGTGTCTAAGTGGCACGGATCCGCACCGTCAAGCCCGAGTTCTTCACGAGTGAAGACATCGTGTCCCTGTCTCCCCTAGCTCGGCTGCTCTACATCGCAACATGGTGTGAAGCCGATAAGGAAGGACGGCTTGTCTGGAAGCCGATGACTTTCAAACTACGTTACTTCCCCGGCGATAACTGCGACATCCAAGCCATGTGCAAGGAGATCGTAGACGCCGGTTTGGTGGTGCTCTACGGGGAAGGCTATGCCGTCATTCCTTCGTTCAAGGCACACCAGCACATCAACCCACGCGAGAGTGACAGCAATCTTCCTGAACCTGTCGCGATCACAACGCGTAAGGCACGCGTCACGACGCGTCAACCACGCGACAGTGACGCACAGGGAGGAAGGGAAGGGAAGGGAAAGGAAGGGAATGAGTTAGGCGCTGGCGCTGAAAACCAAAGGCGATCCAAGTTGCCGAAAGACTTCCGCCCGAACGATGCAGGCCTGAAGGCTGCCGAGGACGCCGGGTTTGATGTCGGGGTGGAGTTGTCGAAGTTCATCGATCACCACGCGGCGACGGGAAGTCTGTTCCTTGACTGGCAGGCGGCATGGCGGACGTGGATCCGCAAGGCGACCGAGTTCCGCGCTGCAAAGGGCGGACGGCCCACGCCAAACGCCGGCACCGACAAGCCCTCATGGCTCGAAGGGACTGGGTTCCCCAACGTCTGGGAGGCCAACAACGCAGGTTGCTTCGCCTCAAACGCGGCTCAGTTCCGGAAGGAGGCGGTTTGAAATCCATCGTCATGTGGTTCGCCATGCGCGGCCTCATCAATCACCGCTGGTTCCGCACGGTCGGAACGTGGCTGGTCCGTAAGTCTGGAGCCTGGAAATGAACGCGCAAGAGTTGAGCGCCCGCATGAACGACAACGTTCCTGTGATCGTCGAATACCTGCTGCCCAAGGGCAAGAAGGCATCCGGCGAGTGGAAGGCCGGCAGTGCTTCCGGGGAGGAGGGCAAGAGTCTTTCTGTTCGCCTGACTGGCGCCAAGCGCGGAGTCTGGAAGGACTTCGCATCTGGCGAAGGCGGGGATCTGCTGGACCTGTGGGCGGCTTGTCGGTCGCTGTCCATCGCGGAGGCCATGAAGGAGGCAAAAAGCTTCCTGGGCATCAAGGACACGGAACTGGTCCGGGAACAAAAGACTTTCAAACGTCCGAGCAAGCCGCAATGCCAGACCCCGAAAAGCCGGGTTGCCGAGTGGCTGAAGTCACGCGGCCTCACGGCTGAGACGATTGCGGCATTCAAGATCGGCGAGCAGCTCCGCGACGGGAAGGCCTATGCCGTCTTCCCCTTCCTGCGTGACGGCGAACTGATTAATGCCAAGTACCGCAACCCGGACGACAAGCGGGACATGCGGCAGGAGGCTGGATCCGAGCCGTGCTTGTTCGGCTGGCATCTGATCGACCCCAAGGCGCGCAGCATCGCAATCTGCGAGGGCGAGATTGACGCTATGACCCTGCATCAGATGGGGATCCCGGCCCTGTCGGTGCATTCTGGTGCTGGCAATCACCAGTGGATCGAAAACGACTGGGAGCGTCTGGAGCGGTTCGGGGAAATCTTTATCTGTCTGGACAACGACGACGCGGGCAAGAAGGGGGCCGGCGAGATCATTCAACGTCTCGGCATCGAGCGTTGCAAGGTGGTCGAGTTCGGGGCGAAGGATGCCAACGATTGGCTGATGGCCGGTGCAGAGAAGGTGGATTTCGAGGACCGCATGAGCGCGGCGAAGTATCTGGATCCGGACGAGTTGCGCCCCATGAGCGATTTTGTGAACGAGATCATTTCCTCGTTCTACCCGGCGCCCGACGATGCCACGGACCCGGTTCTGATGATGGGCGGTCGTCCGCACGACTGGTTTGCCTTCCGTCCGGGCGAGTACACCTGCTGGACTGGCTACAACGGGCACGGCAAGAGCCTGATGCTGAACCAAGTTTTGCTCGGCCTGATGCAGCAGGGCGAACGGGTTTGCGTGTTCTCGGGGGAGTTGAACCCAGTGCAACAAGGGCGCCGGCTCATGAAGCAGGCGACAGGGGTGGATCGCGCAACGCAGCAATACATGCGGACTGTCGGCGAGTGGATCCGGGACAAGTACTGGCTCTTCAACATCCATGGCTCGGCTGCGCTGGATCGGCTCTTGGAAGTGTTTGCCTACGGGATGAAGCGCTACGGGATCCGGCACTTTGTCATCGACAGTTTGATGATGACGGATGTTCCGGAGGACGGAGCTGGGGCGTTCACTAAGCAGAAAGAAGCCGTTCAGAAGATCGTCGGCTTTGCCCGCCAGCATCGCGCACATATTCATCTCGTGGCTCACCCCCGCAAGGGCCGTGACGAATCCGGAGCGCCCGGAAAGATGGATGTTGCCGGCAGCGGAAAGATCACGGACGGGGCGGACAACCTGTTCACTGTCTGGTCAGCTCGCAAGGAGCAGGGCGCCGAGAAAGATGGAAAGCCCGACGCGATGCTGGAACTTCAGAAGCAGCGCAACGGCAACACCAATCACCGGAAGCTGATGTTCTTCTTCAACGAGCAGGCGCAGCAGTTCTGTCTGACGGCCGACGCTCGCCCCGTCCCGATAGTCGAGTTCACTAGCGAGCCGATCAGGGAAACCGCCCATGTCCGGATGTGAACATGACCCTCGAACAACACCGGGCGCACCTGTTCAACCTGCTGAGCCCTCCGACGACTTGGCACTGGTGGCCGCATGTCGAGCATCGTGCGGCGCAGCTTGCGGCCGATTCGGAACTTGCGCAGTTGCCCGAGATGGTGAAAAGCGAATTCGAGAGGCTGAGGCAAAACGCCAAGCAGAAGCCAAATGGCCTGGCATGAAGGCCTATGAAAGGAGCGAATGATGTTTAGGGTTTTACGTCCCGTCTATACGCCTTACTTCGAGGCTTTCACCGTGTCTTGGATCTGCATGGGGACTGCCCGAGACATGGCCGAGGCAAAGCAGCGCTTCGGGGGGTATCCCGTGCTGGAAGCGGTGAAGCAATGACCCGCGTGTATGTGCTCGTGGAGGTGGAATGCCGCAAGGACGTTCCCAACCTCACTGACAAGGTGGCAGGAAGGGCCTACACGCTGCCGAACGTGGATGGTGCTACGGCGATCCTGCTTTCCTCTGCTGACGCATACAGGCTGGCGAAAGCTCAGGTAGAGAGTCATGGCAAATAACCTGACCATCGAGCTTTACAACCGCTCTCAAGCGTGGGCGGCGATCAAGGGCCAGCTCTTCCCGTTCCTCGCCCAAGTCCTGCAAGGCGGCCATCGTTGGGTGCTGACGGTCGGCAAGCGCAAGCGCACCGCTCCGCAGAATCGCCGGTACTGGGGGAGGGGCGTTCTCGCTCAGATTGCCCAGCAAGCCACGGTAAACGGTCGCCTGTTCGATGCCGAGGTGTGGCACGAGCAGTTCAAGCGCCAGTTCATCGGCGTGGTCGAGCTTCCCGATGGATCGGTGATCGGGATGAGCAGCGCAAAGCTATCGACCGAAGAATTCTCGGCGTTCTGCGAGCAGGTGGAGGCCTACGCGGCTTCGGATTTGGGCGTGACGTTCTATGACCTGGAGGCTGCATGACCATTTGGCAGAAATTCACTGGCTTCCTCAAGCGGGTCAAAACCCGTTGGGATGAGTGGGTGGGGTGCTACCCGTGATGCTGACCTCCATAAAGCTAAAGGAATGCCGACAGTGCGGCTCCAAGTTCAGCCCGTGGAGTTCAACCCAGACCGTCTGCAGTCGCAGTTGCGCCGCTAAGTTCGTCAAGGCTCACAAGGTAGCCGAGAAGGCCAAGGACCGCGCACGCAAGGAAGCCCTCAAGAACCCAACCGAGTGGGAGCAAGAATGCCGCGCCATCGTGCAGAAGATCGCCAGGCTGCGCGATCGGCATGACGGCTGCATCTCCTGCCACATGGGGGCGAACTATGGCGGTCAGTGGAACGGCTCGCACTTCCGACCAGCCGGCAACAACTCGGCGGTCCAGTTCCACCTCTGGAACATCCACAAGGCTTGTGCTCAGTGCAACTTGTTCAAGGGCGGAAACATCGCGGCGTACCGGCCGCGTCTCGTCGAGAAGATCGGCGTAGACCGCGTGGAGTGGCTGGAGAGCCAAACCCAAGTAGTCAAGCGAGACATCGCCTACCTCAAACGCTTCAAGGCCGTGATGGGCAAGAGGCTACGCAGACTGGAGAAGAGATATGCAGCGTCCTAAGGACTGGTTGACAGCAGAGGAAGCCAGGCGGCGCCTCGCCTATGACCCGGAGACGGGGAAACTTACATGGAAGGTGCTGCGCAACACCCTCCGCATCGGCGAGGAGGCAAAGAGCATCGATGTGAGTGGCTATGTGCAGGTCAACGTCGCAGGGACCATGGTGAAGGGCCACCGGCTGGCATGGCTGATTCACTACGGCGAGTGGCCGAGCGATCACATCGACCACATCAACGGTATCCGCAACGACAACCGTATTGCCAATCTCCGGGTGGTTCCGAATGCCATCAATTGCCAGAACAAGCGCAAGCCGCTGCCGTCCAGCAAGACGGGTGTTCTAGGCGTCGTGAAGGTTGGCAACCGTTACCAAGCAAATATCCATGCCAATCGCCGGAAGAAGTATCTGGGGACATTCGACACGGCGGAGCAGGCCCATCAGGTCTACGTCGAGGCCAAACGATCTATTCACGAAGGATGCACACTGTGACCACAAAGACAAAGCAAGCACTCGCATGGATAGCCCTGGGAAAGCCGTACAAGGAGATGGCGAAGGACTTGGGCCTGACCCCGCCGCAGTGCAGCCAGTTGATAGACAACCTCCGGGTGCATGGGTACATCGAGACTGTGCCCGCTACCTACCAACTGACCGACAAGGGCCGCGCTCGGCATGAGCATGTGCCCAAGACCGACCCAAAGATCCTGGAGAGGCAACGGAGGAACTACCACAAGCGTCTGGCCCGGCAGGAAGTCTCGCCCGAAAAGATCGTGGCCTTTGCCAAACGTTCGCAACCCAACTCAGTCTTCAACCTAGCAGGAGGTATGCAGTGAAAGTCGAATACATCGAGGTACACAAAGGCATCTGGATCTGGACATTCGGCCCTGCGTCTGGACAAACCTACAGCCGTCGCTCAGATGCTGTAAGGGGATTCGAGAGGCACTGTGCGGCTATCAGGGGGATGAAGTGATGTTCTTTCCATTCCAACTGATGGGGAAATACGAGGAAGCCGCGCACATTCGAGAGCGTAACGCGCTCTGGGAGCGGCGCAACTACCTCAACGTGGCCGAGGCTGCTCGCCTGGATAGCTTGATCCGCTCCTTCGGTGAGCCAGTAGAGTCCACGTCGAAGGCTGCGCAGACATGGACGCTGGAGCAACTGATGAAAGGCTTGAAATGAACAACCTCACCAAGATTGCCAGCCTGCCAGGTTCAGGAGCAGGCTGTATGTCATCTCTCCCTCCAGAGGTAACGACCTGGGAGGATCTGATCTTCCCCACGATCGATTATGAATCGGCTGAGGCTGAGGTAGTCCAGAT